TTGATTTCTATACTTTTTAATTTCAGATAACTTAACAATACCTTCGAGTCCTTCGAAGGTATTTTTTTGTATAAAGTCCCACTTTATTTCATTAATTTTACAAGCCATAGCTATATCATTAAAATCTTTAAATCGTTTACCAAACTTTTCAGGCCATATAAAGACTTTTTCTTTTTGCTTAAGTAAAGCTTCTGATTTTACTAAAGAAGCTTGATCAACCCACTGAGAATCAAGTATCCACACCTTATCATACCATTTAAGATAGTTTAGCTGCTGTTCTTGTCTTTGTGTAAACGACTTACCTCGTTCAGTAATACCAGCTACTGCTATAGAATTTTTAGTAAAAAAAGCATTCAAAGGACCTTCGAAGATATAAACTTTATCATGATCATTAGATACTCTATCAATATTAAATAAAGTTTTTTCTGCTTGAACTTTACCCAAATACTTAGGTTTAGTTTTATTATCTTTATTTAAAACTGTACGAGTTTGATAAAACTCTATATCTTTATTCTCATTAATGAAAGGTATAACTAATCTATTCTTATGTACTCTATCAGTTAAGGATACATATAAATTATCAGGTTTATTTACTGCAGTATCTAATCTACGCTCTTTAATAAGATATCTAACAGCTGTAACAACAGAGTTGTTATTATAATAGTCAAGCTGAAACTCATCAGACAAATTAATACTATCTTTAGGTAAGGTCTCGACTTGAATAGTTGGTCGAGTTTCTTCTCTATTAACAATAACATCTTCTGCATCAGGTACATATTCTTTTAATTCATTTATTACATCAGTATCAGAACAATTAGATACTTCTTTTATCCACCTTAACGGCTTTCCGGACCAACCACAGTTATGACAAAATATATTCTCATTTTTAGGAATATAATAACATCTTCTTTTTTTACCTAACGACTTACCTTCCTTGCATATAGGGCAGCTACACTGATATACATTGTTAAATTTATTATACTTAGGGTAATAGCCTAGCTCAAAAAATTTAAGTATAACAAAATCTTCAGGAAGCGATATCATTTAGTTTATTATACAAGCTTTCCATAAAAAATAAATTATACCAATCTTCTTTTTTAGATAATATTCTTTCAAAGGAAAAATCTTTACAGTATTTAAGAAACGATTTATAGCACGAATTAATTTTAACTTCTAACTGTTCTTTATAATATTGTTTTTCTTCAGGTAATGACTCGTATTTGTCTAGACAAAAGATATCAGCATTACGTTTAAATATCTTTTGCTGTGATTCATCTAAAATAAAACCTGGATCACTTAAATATTTTTTTACTGAAGCAGCACCAAAACGAGGTATACCTGGTACATTATCAGACTTATCTCCAGTTAAGCATTTAGCAGTATACCACTCATCAACATCTTTAAATCCAGTTTCTTTCTCGAAGGATATATGATCAAAGTATTTTTTTCTAATAGGATCATATAATGTACAGTCTTCGCTTACTAGCTGCAAAAAATCTCTATCAACTGATACAATTACCTTTGATCCCTCATTCTCTCTACATATGTATGCAACTACGTCATCTGCTTCTAACTGACTAGGAAATATAGAATTAATACCCATAGTTTTAAGTATAGATTTTATTACTTCGTTATTTTGATGAGGTGAACTATCCTTAGATCGATTACCCTTATATTCTTTAAGCATCTCCTTGCGTATATTCTTTTTATAAACAGGCTTTTCATCCCATACAAATATAGTAGAATCGGGTAAAAACTGCTTCACGTAGGAGCTCACCGCATTAAGCGTAAAGTATATATGGAAGTTATTGACTTTATCCTGAGAGTGGTTATCGCTTTTCTTCGACTGAGTCTTTGCTGTATAGTACGTTCGGTGTATTAAATTGTTGCCGTCTATTATCAGAGTTTTCATTTTTAAAGTACTGAGATTGAACTACCTTAAAAATATTTTTTGGTAGTTTTTCTACTAATGATATTATATCATTGTTCCTTCCTGAATCAAATGACTCTTTAGGCACTTTAACATTCTTCATTTCAGGTAAAGACAAACATCCTATATCATCTTTGTTTATCTCTACAATAGCAAACATCTGACCTGCATAATCGCCTGTTTGAACAGCGTATATTTCTTTTTTAGAGCAATTCATCTGTACCTTTTATAGACTGGATTTCACTTGCAAAATATTTCATTAAAAAGGAATTTAAAGCTTCTTTCTGTTGAGGTGTTGAAGCAGCTTTTATATCAAGATGTTTTCCGGAAAAATCATAGCCAAGTAAAATATAACTATCTAAATATTCGCATAATATATTAGCTAACCTATTAGCTAAATCTTTACGCTTTTTAAAACTTTTTCGTGATTTTAAATTGTCCTTTAAAGCTTTTTCAACCATATCTCTAAGCTCCTCGTCTTCTGCAGAGTTATGATCTTCTTCTTCCATATTGTTATTTATTCAAAAAATCACTTTCATCCTTTTGGCTAACACCAGTTTTAAGTAATCTTTGAACCACAACTTCAATAGAATCAGTTTTCAAACTAAAGCTATTTTTAAATAGCTGGTTTCCATCATTAAATTGAAATAGATATTCTCCTTTGAATGGAGTATTTTCAAAACAGGTAACATATACTGAAGAGCCACCAGGGTCAATTAACACTGTCCATTTTCTAGGATCTCTATCACTATACTTATCAAAAATTCTTAAAGTTACAAAATCATTATCTTTAAGTCTTTTTATAAAATATCCAGGAGTTTTTAGTTTGTTTCTTTTTTGATTAATCATTATTGTGTTAAAGCTGAGATTATATACCTTAATTTAATATTATTTTCTTCAATATCAAATACTATAACACCGTATTCAGTATTAATCTTTACTCTAATATCATCATTCAATAAAGATATTAATCTTATATTATCTAAATTTAAAGCTATAGGTTCTAGTTTAAAGTCAGCTTTACCAAGACTTAAAGTAAAGTTATCAGTATTATGCCTAGCTCTATCAGTAAGCTCAGCCATTAATGATTCACCATCAGTATAGAAGTAGATTTTATTAGTTTCACTAGCAAAAGTACTACCTTTAAACAATCTCTGTATAGTAGCTTTATTCAAATTAAACTCAATATCAAACTTAAAGCCATTAATTTTATCTAAATTAATATTAGGTTTAGTTATAAAGCCTTCTTCATATAGATGATATTTAAACTTAACTCCATTACCACTATATTCAAGATTATTAGAATTAATATCAATCTCTAAAGACTCTTCTTCAATAGTATCAAGTACATGCCTTAGTTTTTTAACATCGGGTATATTGAGAGTAGTATTAAATTGAAAGTCAGATTTATACTCACTATGTAATATTAACGTACTATCTAAACTAGACACTAGACTAACCAATTTATCATCTTTAACATCAAAGATAATACCAGTATCGTTAATCTTAGAAACAGTATCTAGATATTTTAGATACTCGCTTTTACTTTTTACTTTTAGCGTTCTTACCATCACTTAATTTTAACCTAATATCTTCAAGAATCAAATTTTGATCTTTGATTAGATCTATAAGCTGATCAATCTTAGTAGGCTCAGAAAAATCAAACTCTACTTGATTAGTATCAACTTCTTCAACTACCTGAGGTTGCTCTGTTCTGATAATTTGTTGGGCGGTAATTTCTTGAGCTGCTTGCTCTGGTGATACCTGCTGTATAGGCTCTGATACTCCTTCTGGTACAGCTTGTGCTTGTACTGGTAAACTAGATTGTATTGTAGGTATCTTAGCAGTCTGTTCAAATACTTGCCTAGCTCTATCAGCTGTAGGTTTTAAATTACCTGATTCACTTACCATCATTTGGTCTTGCTTATGTGCTTGTCCATAAGTTTGACCCATAAACTGCATTACTGCAGCCTTCTCTTGAGGCGTCATTCCTTCCATATTAGAGATCTTTCAAAAGTTCATCAATATCTTCTTCAACAGTATCATTAGATACTACAGCAGGTTCAGGCTCTGTAGGAGTTTCTACCGGTACTGGAGCTGAAGTTACAGGAGCTGGATCATCTTCTGTCTTGCAGTAGTAATGCTCGTTAAGCATATCTTTAAGCTCATCATAAGATTTAAGAGTAAAGACCTCATTAAGATCAAACGCACCTTCATAGATACCTTTTTGCTCATCTTCAGATAAATCAATCTTACCAGCAGCAGTAAATCTCGAGGATACATAAGTAGGATAATCACCTTGCTGCTCTACTTTGATCTTAAAGTTAACACCTTCAGGACCTAGATCGAAGATACGAGGACCAAATTCTTCAGCATCTTCGCCTTCGATAGCTTCAGTAATAATCTTATGAAGCTGTTTACCATACCTCAAGATTTTAACATTACCATTATTATCCGGATTAGTAGGATCGTCAATTACATAAACATTAACCAACCACTTTTCAAGACGACGAACAGCACTCATCTTTTCTTTTTCCTCTTCACTACCAGTTCTCAAAACCTTAAAGCGTTCTTCAGCGATAGGGTCTCGCTCACCAAACGTTTGAGGGCTAAGAGCTTGAACATATTGACCAGTAGCATAAGAAGTCCATCCATGATTATAGTAATGAAAGAAAGTCTTACTAGGATCTTTAGCGAAAGGTAAAAGTCTTACCGTATAAGTATTACCCGACTTAGTCGGCATAATCTCGTTAAACTTAGCTGACCCCTTACTATCAGAAGTAGCTAACGCATCTTTAATTGATTGAAACATTGAAGTATTAAAAGTACTCATACGCTAATTATAATGACTGGCTACTAAACTTCAATAGTCTTTGTTCTATTATTTTAAGACCTTTTTTTGCTTTATGCTTTAGTTGTTTTGAACTAAGGAACTTTGCTCTTGTCTGAGCATATAAGTCGTAAAATTCAGGAATAATCCAAGTTAAAGTTCCTGTACATTCTTTAATAACTGAATCTATATTAAGTGCGTGTATTAAATAAAAATTAATTTTATGATTTTTAAGATGTGTAAAAATTATTGGTATAGAATTAGGGGTATCTACATTAGAGTAATTTTTATATTGAGCTAAAGTAATTTTTTCATCTTCACAATAATCACAAATAAACTTCAAGCATTCCTTCAACATACTAATACATTCTTCACTATCAGGATTCTGTACTTCTTTATCTCTACAGTAAAGAGAGTAGCATTTGATAGCTTTTCTTGTGTTAAAGAAGGAAAGATCAAAGTAATTATCAGACCCATATACTTTATAAGGAGCTATAAAAAAATCACTATAGTTTATATGACTATACTTTGATAAAAGTAAGTTTAATTTTTTAAGACACACTTCATCCTTACTTTCAAGGTTATCAAAATTTTGTCTTAGTCTAACTGGCTTATTTTTAGCCTTTCGAGAAGCATATAAGTAGCTATTATATATTGACTTCTCTTTTTCGGTGATCATAAATCTATATCTGAATGGGAATTAAGGAACTTAGTAATATATTTAGATTTTGTAATTGATGGCTCAAAGTCTATAAATAGTTTAACTACATCAAAGTTAGTTTCAATGGTTAAAAGTTCCTTTAATATGTTACGTATTTTTTCTTCTTGTAAAACTAGTATGAATATGTTTTGTAATGATAGCTTTTTTCCTTTTAACTGAGAACAGAAAGTGCAAAAACATAAAAGTAAATGTTCTGTTTCGTCTTTTATAAGGGTGCTGGAAGGAGCCTGGTTTAAATTTTTATTTAACATGGTGTAAATTGTTTAGTTAATGACGCAAACTGATTAGTTAACTTACCTCCTGCTGACGCTGGATGGCCACCCCCATCACATAATTTTTTAGCTATTAAACTTACATCTGCATCACAGTCTTTTGATCTTCTAAAAGAAACAGTTTTAGCTTTTGTATTTACAATAATACTAATATCAGCATTATACTTACTTAATAGAAAATGAGCTAGTTCTCCTACTGCATAATTACCAAAAGACGCTACTACGTTATATTCTTTTATATTACCTTTAAAAATACCATTACTATTAATTTGTTCTTTAAATTTTTTGAAAAATAACTTTATAGAATTTTTTTGCTCTATAGTATAGGAACTAAATCCATTATAAAAACTACTTATAAAATTTTCCGTTTTAGGAGAATTTAAATTATAATAAACAGCATTTAGTTTAAGAGAGTCGTTATTAGATTTATACCAATCATAACCATTTATTAAATCAATTAGCTTTATTTGGTCACTATTAAGATCTAAATGACTTTTAAATTTATCTTTGATAAGATTTACTACTGAAAAATAACTTTCATCAATTATTACTTTAGCATTCTTATATAAATGCTTATACGAGCTATGATTTTTATGACTATCTATAACTACGACATTACCTTTATCAACAAGCTCAATTTGTTCTTTATTTAAATCTAAATCTATAATAAAAATCCTATCGTAATGATCTAAAGTACTAAGAGCACCCTTAAAACGACCAGTAAAGGTAGACTCAGTTACGTCATTTATATTAAATGTTTTAGAATTCTTATATAACCACTTCAATACTAAAGCTCCGCCAGCTCCATGTAGATCTGTGTCTGTCCATACTTGGATATTCACTAGGTATATTTATAAAAAGTTCCTTATTGTGCAAGTCCAACTAATGCGTTGAGAGTTTCATTACCATCATCTTCAAACTCTATATCATCTGCTTCTTCAATAGATAGAGTACTATAGTCAATGCGCATAGCTTGAGTATTTCCACGTGGACCATATCGGTTTTTCATCATACCTAATCTAATTATACCAAGTTCTCTATCTTCTTCGTTTTGATATATAGATACAATAACATCTGCTGTAGCAGCTAATCCAATAGATTCAGATATAGTAGCAAGATCAGGATTATCTGTATCAAAACCCGATCTATTTAACTGAGTAGCTGATATAATAGGACATTCAAAGATATAACTCATAGCACGAACTTGCTCAGTTACATGCTTAATACGTTCATAAGAATTATTACCCATAGTAGAATGCATTAAGTTGAGATAGTCTAAAACTATAGCATCTAACTTAATACCTTTATCTTGAAACTTTTTAACAAACCCTTTTAGCTGACTAGGAGTAATAGTAGAAGGAGGAAACTCTTTAATAAAAATTTTACCCTCTTCACTTTTAACTGCCTGTCTAATAGAAGGGGCATTACCAGCTAACTCTTTCATAGGTATCTTCGTTACATTAGTACATAACCTACGAGCATATAATAACTCCGACATCTCTAGAGTTACAAGTAATACATTTTTACCTTGTTGAGCTATATTAGTAGCTATATTACCTAAGAAAATAGACTTACCAATATTAGTTTCGCCAGCAAACACATACAAAGATTTACCAGCTTCTAAAAAGCCACCACCTAAAGTTTCATCTAACCAATCCCACGTACTTGGAACATGACGTTCTACTGAGTTTATATCATCAATAAGTAAGTCAATATCATCGTAAAGATCTAAACCTAAATCAGTTACTAGATTAATATTACAAGACTTTTCAAACTTATCAAGTACTATAGAAGTATCTACTTTACCACTCGATACATCTTCAGCTACGTTAAGCATAGTATGATAAACAGCTTTTTCTTTAAGAAACTGTTCAGTATTATCATACAACTCATCTTTATCTAAGTCTTTATCTATATCGTTAAACGAAACTACTAGCTCTTTAAACGATTCTTTTTGTTCATCAGATACTAAGTGAGATTTTATCTCAGTTGTAGTAGGTAGTTTATTACGTTTTTCAGAAAACTCTTTAATAATAGTAAAGATACTAGCTATAGCTTTATTTTTAAAGTATTCAGGCTTTACAAAGTCAGCTACTGAAGCTAGATAAGTCCCGTCAGTAAGAGACTTATACATTAAGACATTTTCGAAATAATCTAAGTCTAATTTACTCACAATATTATGATATAATCAATCATTTAGTTTTCCACTTATTCAAAAACCACTCTTGACCTTTATTAAATTCTTCATTAAACGACTCTAACCCTGGTGAGTCATGAGTAACTAAAATATCACCGACTCCTACTTTGAATCCAGCTTTATGACATTGCATAGAATAATCTAAATCATAAAAATGCCATTTTGAAGGGCAGGATTCATCAAATTTAATTTTTTTAAACACTTTTCTTTTTATAGCCATAAAGACACCATCAATAATAATCGCTCTATTAGGATAACTTCCAAAAGGAGTCATGCGTTTTTTACCTTTACTATCTAAATGAGCTACAGCGCCATGTAGATTAGGCGAGCCAAACCCCCCGCCCATTAAATGCCATAATGCAGGGGGAGCTAAATTAACTTCTTTAGCACCAGCGCAGCCTATAATATCATATTTTTTAAATAGGTTGTTTAATTTTTCATCAGAAAAGTTTTCTAAAATAACGTCATCATGAACTAGTACTAAATTTTGTACATTTTCTTGAATAGCAAACTTTATTGCTTTATTATAAACTTTATGAAGAGAATCTTTATTATTTTGTTTAAAAATAACAGAAGAATTTTCACTAGTTTTCCATAGTAAGGTATCTATGTCTCTACCAGCAGTAGCAGAAAATATCATTGTATTAATCATATAAAAGAAAAAGGTGAATCATGTTTAAAGCTACAAAGCTTATTCCATCTATGTGTTTTCATATTAAGCTTCATAACTACCCCTTCCGGAAGTTCCTTTAAACCTTCACCATTAAGAGTAGAGTAGTCTCCACTATTATTATAATGGAGTATTGAGCCTGATCTCGCTATAAACACTTCGTTAGTATCACAACAAACTATACTAAGAGCAAAAGTACCAGATAAACACTCTAAAGTATCCTTTACTATTTTTTTAGTATTAATAAACGTTTTACCCTTTTTATGTTGAGCAACAGTAAAGTGTTCTAAAAGGTTTACTATAGTATCAGTATCTACACTTGTATAAAAGTTATAAATTTTATTAAGCTTTTTATGATTAGTAAGAACGCCATTATGACTTACTAACCAAGACATAGTTTCAAAAGGATGCGATGTATCATAATTCCATGCTCTTACAGACGATGTAGGAGCTTGAACGTGACCTAAGTAGTAGTTAGTATCAGGTTGATGAGTATACTTATCAAAGTCTATATCACCTTTCTTCTTTTTAATATATTGATCATCTTCAGAAAGACTTACTATACTACTTGCAAAATTACCTCTTTGTTTATTAGCTTCATACAAAACTTCAAACATAGAAGTATTAAAAGAACCAAAGATAGCACACATATACTATTTTAGTATAATTTATTTGTTTTTCAATCTTCCCAATCAAACTTAAAACCAGGTTCCCACATATAAGAGTTGTCTACATATCGACTCATAATACCATCTGGACCTTCATCTCTTGTACGTTCAAAAATACGGCGTACACGCAAAACCCATGGTGATGGTTCACCTACACTCTCTCTTTTTTCATTAGGTATTCTCCAAAAGAAATCAATAGTTCCATATTTTTTATCTTTTGCTAAACAAGTATCTGGATAATCAATACCATCAATAGTATACCATTTTTTCTTTTTCTTTTTTGATTTAACAATACCTAGTTTTTTAAGAGTCTTAGCTCCTAAGCCTTTTACTTTAAACAAGTCGTTATTATTTCTAAAAGGTCTGAACCCCACAATACGCGCTACAGTAGTTCTACCAACTCCTGGTAATTTACGTAATTCTTTATCAGACATTTTGTTAAAATCTTTATAATTCAGCTTCATAGGTATAAATATATTATATGAGTTCCTTTAATGTATACGATAATTATAGCTCCTTTAAAGATTTAATCAACAGAACAGAGTTTTTAGAAGAGAAAACTTATAAAGCAATGGTTAAAGGTGCTAATCTAGGGCCTGAGCTTAAAAAATATAAGACAGAAGATGGTAAAGGTTTAAGTGCAACATCAAGAATTAAAAATCTTATTTTAATAAGTGCCTTAGTACAAATGGATATTTTAGATGAAGACATAGCTAAAGCTTTAAGAAAGAAAGCTACTTCATCTACCTATATTACTAACACTTTAAAGGAACTTGCACCAAAAGTTCATGCTGAATTGTTTGATGGTGATAGCCCAGGTAGTGAGGAAGTAGTAAAGTATGTTCAAGATAATATTGAACAGTTATTACCTTTCGCCGTTAAGAATGTTACACGTGGTGAATTTGAAAGAAAAGAGGTTGATACGGAAGAGCCAGATGATGCTGAAGCTAAAGAGTTAGAAGATGAAGTAAGCGCTGAAGTTCGTTTAGCTAAAGGGTTAATTGATCAAGAAGCAGATAAAGTTGATTTAGACTTTGATGATGTAGATGTTAACTTTGAAGGTTTAGATAATAAAGATGAAGTAGCTGCTAAAATTACAGAATTAATAAACACTACTAATAATCTTAAGGCTGAGCCTACTGGCGTTGGTCTTAATATAGAAGGTCCTATTGGAGTATTTGGTTCTGAGGAAAAAGTATCAGATCAAATGACAAGATTAATTACTAAATATTTTCCTAATGTTAGTGAAGGTCAAATAAAAGTAACTCTTAATACTGATCAAGAAGAAGATTATGAAGAGGGTCCTGAACCTTTAGAACCTGAAGGCCCTGCTAATGAGTATGAAGAAGATATTAATGATGCAGAAGAAGATGCTGAATATAAAGGAAAGTTTTCACCAAAATACGCTAAGAAAGTTGAAAAAGAGTTTGAAAACCATGTAAGGTTAAGAAGTCCAGATGGAAAACTTGGGGTAAAGTTACCTCCTGGTAATAAAGATGAAATTGAGGATTACAAGAAAAGAGGATACGTAGAAGATAACGAGTTTGATGACTTTGATATTGGACCTCAGTCAGATGAAAATGTACCTGACGATTACGAGGATGTACTAGCAGCTCTTGTTGATGATGATAAGAAGAAGCATGCAATCAAGCAACTTAATAGGGAAGATGGTGAAGGGGCTGATGAAGCCCGGGCTGGGGACTTCCTTGGGCATGATGCCTTTCACATGTCTGACCGAGACCGAGATGAGATTGTAGCTTTAAAAATAGCCAATAAAAAAGCAGAGTTAAGAAAAGAGGGTGAACGGATAGCTGCGGGCGACGAAGAAGATGAAGAGCGTATAGTAATGCAACCAATGCTTGAAACACGCAAGACTGATACATCAGTATATCTTACTGAGCAATCAGCTTCTGATAAGCGTAATAAGAAAACTGAAGTAAAAAATCAGTCATTTAAGGAAAAATATAAGCCAAAAACCCACTGGCAGTTAGAAGAACTTAGACGTTACGGTCTTTAAGCGCATCGCTTACATTCATTCTCATGATATAGTTTATCAATCTTTTCTTGCTGTAAATAAACTATAGGATCTTGATAGCCTGCTGAGATAAATCCTTTTACTCTCATACTACTCGAAGGTGTAGTAGCATCAGCTAAACCATCTTCTCTATCTGAATAACAAGTCCAAGTATCACCGAACTTTACTCCTAATCTTATTCCTTCTTTAATAATATCTTCTTTAGACATATCAAGAAGAGGAGCTTCAATCTCAACTCTGTTTTCTCTATTGAGTTTAGTTACCTCATTTACTGTATCTACAAATTCTTCACTACCATCCCAGTAACCAGCTAGCGAGTCGACTTGAGCTGCTCCATACCATACAGTATCTGCACCTACACTTTCAGCATAAGCAGAACAAATAGATAGAAACATTAAGTTTCTAAACGGTACGTAAGATACAGGTTGTGCATCCCCTGCTATTTTACTAATATCAGGGTTATCAATATCAGTATTAGTTAAAGAAGATGTAGGAGCTATATCTCTGATATAATTTACATCAAGAACTTTATTAGTTACCTTTAAATTAAACCAACCACTAAACTGAGTATTAAAGTTTCTTATCTGTTTCTTAACACAATCAAGCTCTCGTTTATGTCTTTGACCGTAATCAAAGGTTACAGTATGTATTTCTTCAAAGCCTCTATCTTGTGCCATATATAATAGCACAGATGAGTCCATTCCACCACTAAGAGTCAGTACTAGTTTCTTTTTCATTAATTAAATTATCTAATTCACCTAATTCATCAGGTATTTCTTCTTCTTTATTACTATAAGACCATTCTTGACTTATTCGATCTTCAACTTTAGGTAAAATAGTCTCTTCCCAAAGCTTAGTATCTTTTCTCCAATTTTTATAATAACCTAACTTAGTACCATCTTCAAGCTGATAAGTAGCTCCAGTTTGTACAACAGCGCCAACACCTACAGCTAAGTCTACTAAGCCATAATATCTATCGAGACCAGAAGAGAAAGAAAGATACATTTCACCTTCTAAGTATTGCTTAATAAATCTATTTTTACGAGTAAGAGCTCTAATAATAATACCAGAGTATTTCTTTTGACCTACAGCTAATTCACCATCTACAGTCTTACCTCCATCATCTTTCATAGGTTTACGAGCTAACTGCACCGTTACGGAGGGTAAATAGATGCAAGACTTACCACCAGGCATATTCTTTTCAATAGAAGGAAAAAGAGCCGCAGGATCATCATAAACATGATTAGTACACAAGATAGTAGTTTGAGTTACTGAGCCTAAATTAGTACAAGTCTGCATTAACGTCTTCATAGCTCGAGCTTTAGTACCCATATCTGATGAAGTACTATCTTTACTCATACGAGTTAGTTCCAATTCAGATTGTAGGTTAGCAAGAGAGTCAATAGCTACAATAAATTTACCTTCAAGACCTTTTTCTTTAACAGAAGTAAGAAACTTATACAGCGAGTTTCTAGCTTGCTCAATGCTTGTACATGGAACATATTTTACCTTACTAATATCAAGACCAAGTCTTTCAGCACCTTCAGGATCAATAGCATTTTCAGTATCAAAAATAACAGGAATAAGACCTTCTTCCTGAGCTTTAGCTAAAATCTTTTGAACGAACAATGACTTACCAGTCATAGACTCACCAGCAAGCATAGTTACTCTTCCCTTAGGAATACCACCATTAATAGAGCCAGAAATGATAGCATTCAGTACATATGACCCTGTATCAATCCACTCTCCAACATGACTTAAAGTATTGTTATCAAGGTAAGTAGCGAAAGGGTTAACTTTATCGATAGCGTCTAAAGCACTAGTAATATCTTTATCCATATATAAGATTATATGATATAAGTCTTTAAGTTCAATAAAAAAAGCCCCTTTCGGGGCTTTTTAAAAAGGTGGGTGAGAGGATTTTCTGGTAACCTCCAACTTTCAGTTGGGCAA